CGTGGAAACTCACAGATTGCTATTGACTTTGCTAGCCAGTTTGATGTCGAAAAGGTTTGGGATAATAGCTGGATGCCGATTCTAAAAAAGTTGCTCAAGTGATTCCCGTATTAGCTTTCCCAACTTATGCCAGACACGATCTGGCGCAAAGAATGATTGACTCGATTGATTACCCAGTCGAGCATCTGGTAATTGTAGATAATTCTGGCAAGAGAGTATTCGAGCCAGTCAAGCCTGACATTGTAAAGAACATGTGGCTTATACAAGTTCCTTTCGGTTTAGGCCCAACCGCAGCCATGAACCTTGTTGTCAAGTCAACACCTCACGCTAAGTATTGGATTATGGCTAGCGAGGACACCTATTGTGCGCCTGGCAGCCTAGAAAAGATACACAACGAGGTAGATACTGAAGCTCTAAACTTTGTAGATGCTGTCCCTGACTGGTGCTTCATTGCGCTTGGTGAGGGTGTAGTCCTAAAGGCTGGCCTAGCGAGTGAGTTGTTTCACCCTCTTTACTTTGAGGACAATGACTATGAGAGGCAGATTGACGCTCTCGGTATTCCAAAAAAGCGTATTCATGCGACTATTCACCATGACAACAGCTCTACGATTGGCGCTGGATTCGGTCCCAAAAACGCTTACACTTTCTCTATAAATCAAAGGCTTTACGAAAAAAGAATAGCTGAGAACAACATGAATAGCGGTGAGTGGTCCCTAAAGATAAGGCGAGAGAACTCTTGGGACTAACCTTATTAGTATCCTTTTGATTCAGTAGAATAGAGAACATTATGGCAATTACAAATGGCTACGCCACATTACAAGAGGTGAAAAATTCACTTCGCATAACTGACAATCTCGATGATACTTTGCTAGAAACAGCTATCGAGTCTGCCTCTCGGATGATTGACGGCTACACCGCTCGCACCTTCTACAACGCCGGAACAGCCACTAGAAACTTTGCTGCTACCGATGCCCTAAACCTTATTATTGACGATGCTATTTCGGTTTCGGTAGTATCTTCTACCGATGAAGTTGGAGATACTTATGTAGTTTGGGGAGCTAACGATTTCCAACTAGAGCCTCTAAACAGTCGCTCTGACGGACTCTACATGCCATACACAGGCATTAGGGCTGTTGGTGATTACACCTGGCCTGTTGTAGATCAGCAAGCTCTTTGTCGAATCACAGGTGTTTGGGGTTTCTCTGCTGTTCCAATCGCAATCAAGCAAGCAACAGTAATTCAATCCTCAAGACTTTTCAAGCGCCTTGACTCACCTCTTGGTATTGCCGGATTCGGTGACATGGGTGCTATCAGGGTCAACCGCTACCTTGACTCAGATGTAGAGCAACTAGCTATGCCATTTAGGATTATGAGAAACTTCGGCTAATGAGCATTACCGCTATTAGGACTGCACTAGCTACAAATCTTGCAACTATTTCTGGGCTACGCACAGCAGCCGAAGTGCCTGACCTACCTAACCCGCCTGTCGCAATAGTAAACCTAGATTCGGTCACTTATGATCAGGCTTTTGCCAAAGGCATGACTAACTACAACTTCACAATCACTGTCATTGTCGGTAGGTCTGCTGAAAGAGAAGCTCAGCGCAAGCTTGATGCCTACATTTCCGTAGGGGCAAACAGTGTCAAAAATGCAGTAGAATCAGATAAGACTCTTGGTGGATATGCCTACGACTGCCGAGTCGTGTCAATGAACTCAGTCGGTTCAGTGACAATCAGTGATACAACATACCTGGCTGCTGACTTTACAGTCACAGTCATAGCAAACTAGGAGAAATAAATTGGCAAAATTTTACGCACAAGACTACAAGGTCACAATCGGCACTGCTGTAATCAGCGAGGACATTGCATCTGTAACTCTTGACATTACCGCAGATGAGGTTGAAACCACAGCTTTCGGTTCGAGCTACCGCTCAAGAATTGGTGGACTAAAGGATGCTTCTGTATCCCTAGATTTCCACCAGGACTTCGGAGCTGGCGCTGTTGACGCACTATTGTTCCCACTTATGGGTTCAACTGTTGCAGTCAAGATTGCACCTACCTCTGGAACAGTTACCGCAACAAACCCTGAGTACCGCTTCACAGCTTTAGTAACCCAGTATCAGCCTTTTGCTGGAGCTGTTGGCGACCTAGCTACCCTTTCGGTCACCTGGCCAGTATCGGGCGAAGTTACAAGAGGAACCGCACCAGCCTAATAGTTGCGCTAAGCTTGGATTATGAAACTAAACCTACAAATAAAGTTCACTGATAACCCAGACGAAGTGAAGCATGTTGTTTGCAACCCATCAGACATGATTAAGTTGGAAACAAAGTACGACATTTCGATTGCCAGTCTTGAAGCAAACATCAAGATTACTCACTTGCTTTTCCTAGCTTGGGCAAGTGAAACAAGAACTAAAGCGACTACTGCTCCATTTGAAGAATGGGTGGACAACATTGAGTCCATCAGTCCGGCGGATGAGCAAAAAAAATAGTCGGGCTTGGTGATTCCTCAGCTCACTGGTACATCGCAACACTAGCTTGTGAAACAGGGATAAGTCCCAGAGAGCTAATGGAACTAGATGACAGGATGCTATGGACACTCGGCAGGTATCTGATCTATAAGGCTCAGCACCAAGCACCACGCGCTTAAGAGGACACCCTTCGGGGTGTCCTCTCTTTTTTTGCTTCAGTAGAATAAGTAGAGATAGGTGGTCTAAATGGCATTGAAACTTTACTCTGGCACGAACAGTGCTGTGAAGGTCTATGCCTCAGACTGGCGCATGTTTGTTAGAGAACTAAACAAGATTGACCCACAGCAGGTCAAGGAACTCAAAAAACGCTGGAAAGAGATTTCAGAACCAGCTAAAGAAAGTGTCCAGGGTGAGCTTAGGAAAGACCTTGGGTTTGATGGCCCTATGAAGGGCATGCGTCATGGTGGTCGTACAGGTTGGGGAACTAACTACGGAACAACAGGTGGGCCTGTAACCAACGCTAAGCGTAAAAAATACGATGATGTGATTTCTTCAGCTTTGACGAGAAACAAAAAAGGGGCAACAGGCATTGCTCGATTGATTGTAAAGTCTGCTGGAACTGTTCTTTCGGATGTGGCAAAAAGGCATGGTGGTAGAGCTGTTGCAAGAATGTATTACATCAGGGAGTTTGGTGGCCCTCAAGTTATGAGAAGCCATGAAATTCAACCTAGAGCCGTACAGGAGTTTTTGCACAAACTAGGGCCAGTGGTCAAGAAAAGTAAGCGCAAAGTGTCCAGAAATGTTTACCCTGGTTTTGACAAATCCTTACCTTCTGTAAGCATCAAGGCCAAAAATGCTATTGACGAAACCATCCGGTTTGTCGAAAAGAATATTGACAGGAATAACAAATAATGAGCAACATGTTCTTGAACATTGTCAGCACTTTCAAAAATGATGGCATAAAACAGGCTACTAGCCAGCTAGGTGCTTTTGGCTCTGCCGCTGGTGGACTCGGTTCAACTCTAGGTAAAGTCGGAGCAACATTAGCTGGATTCGGTATAGCCTCTAAAGCCGTAAAGTTTACAAGCGAATCTATTGACTCTGCGCGTGATCTTGAGCGAAACATGTATTCGCTTAACACAGTGTTTGATGGTTTTGCCCCAACTATGGAGAAGTTTACCAAGGGCGCGTATGAGATTGGTCTAAGCCAAAAAGATGCTGCCAAAGCTTCGGTATTCCTAGGTTCCGTTCTAAAGCAATCTGGCTTTAGCATGGCAGACACAACAAAAGAAACTCAAAAGCTTGTAACCCTGGGTGTGGACTTAGCAGCAACCTATGGCTACGATGTGCAAGAAGCCTTGCTCGGTATGACCGCCTTGTTCCGAGGTGAGTACGACCCGATTGAGAAGTTCGGTGTCGCCATGAAGCAAAGCGAAATCAATGCCGAGCTTGCAGCAAGAAAGCTAAATCACCTTACTGGTGCTGCTAGGCGTAACCAAGAACAGATTATCCGTATGGAGCTGCTCTATGAGCGAGCTGCCGATGCTATGGGTGCTTTTACTGGTCAGTCAGGAAACTTGTTTGTTGAACAGATGAAGCTGCAGGCTCAGTTTGAGAACATGCAAGCCAGCATCGGTACTCAGTTATTGCCAGTAATGGTAGGTCTTACAGAGGCACTTCTTCCTCTCATTGACTTTATGGGTCCTAAACTTGCTGAAGCTATCAATCAGTCAATTCCAATTCTTCAAGGTTTCATCGCTGAAATAAAAAACATCAGTGACGCAACAACCTTTACTGGTGGAACAATAAAAGTTTTGCTTGATGTATTTGGGGGCTTATTCTCCTTCATTGCTCAAAACTTCGGTGTATTACTTGCTTTTACGGCACTTATAGGTGCTGCCACAGCCGCAGTTAACTTATATACAATAGCCGTCAACTTTGCTTGGACAGCTAGCACCAGGCTATTCGGAGCTATTACGATTCTTGGCACCGCTTTCATAATCGGTGCTAATGCTGCTAGCAATTTGATGACTGAATTAGAAAAAAACAAAGCAGCAGCAGAGTCACTAAACCCTGAGCTAAATGCCACAGCCTATGAGGTTGAGTTTATTGGTGGCAAAATGGGCTTCCTTGCTGGAGCTACTAGCAATGCAACTAAAGAAGCAAGAGCCTTACGCGATGAGCTTTTGATACTTCAAGCTAGCTTTGTTGGCTCAGGTACTGTCTATGGTGGCGGTAAGGGTCTGCGCCATACAATGCGTGATGAAATTAAGAAAAAAGGTGCTGCTGATGCTAAAGCATCCGCTTCTGTGGCTTCGGCTGCTGGAGCTGCCCAGAAAGCCGCAGCAGAACAAGCCGCTAGAGAACTTCTTGCTGCACAACAGCAAGCCGCTAGAGAACTTGCTGCTGCACAAGAAGCGGCTGCTAGGGCAGAAGAAGCAAGATTGCAAAAGAGGTCTGATGCCTATGAGTCTTTTGCTGATGCCGTAAAGTCAACATTCGGTGGAATAAAAGAATCTATCCTTGAATCCTTTAGCTTGCCTGATCTTGGAAATTCGGTCAACTCTATTACCCGAAACATAAAGAAACTTCTTGAAAAAACCAAGGACTTTGCTAGAAACATAACCTCTCTATCTCAGCAAGGGCTTACAAATGACCTTCTTCAGCAAGTTATCGCCGCAGGCCCAATGCAGGGTGGCAAATTAGCTCAGGCTTTAGCTGGCGCTGGTGGTGGATTTATCGGTGAGCTAAACCAGGCTTACGGAGAGTTTGGTGGCATAGCGTCTGGCATTGCTAATGTTGGAGCAACCGCAGCTTTGGCTAATCAAGAAGTAATCAATAACTATTACAACATCGAAGTAAGCGGTGGAGTAGGCTCTGGCCCTTCAATCGGTAAAGCAATCGTTGACGCTATCAAGTCCTATGAGCGCACTTCCGGTGCTGTCTGGCAGGGTGCGTAATGCCAGCACCAGTAGTCAAGGTTGAACTTGGTGCTGACCTTGGTGAGAGAGATCCAAATTCATTCAAACTTGATGACGCAATCAAGGGTGTTCTTGACAGCACGACTTACACTCTTGGTGGCACTCGATTCTTTGACATCACTGACCGACTTATTTCTGCCTCTACAACAAGAGGTAAGAACCAAGCCCTAGACCGCATTGACGCAGGTACTCTAAACATTGTCGTAGATAACTTTGACCGCTTGTTTGACCCTCTCTATGCGAATGGCTTTTACTTTGGTCAGCTTATCCCTGGTAAAGAAATAAGAATAAGTTGTAATGACCTTCCTGTTATTTACGGAACTATTGACGACATTGACATTGCCTATGAGCCTGGTAATCGTTCGGTTGCTAGTTTTCAAGCAACTGACGGCTTGAGTTATCTGACGCAGAACAACTTGCCAGAGGTTTTTCCAGATGTTGAACTATCAGGTGCGCGAGTCACTCGCATCCTTGACTTGCCAGAGGTTGACTGGCCTATTGACAAAAGAAGCATTGATACTGGCAACAGCTTTATGTCGGACACCGATGTCCCACAAGGAACTCAGGCGATTGGCTATCTACAACTTGTAGCTACTAGCGAATCAGGTGAGGTCTTTGTTTCAAAGGATAACAACTTTGTTTTTACAGAGAGAAATTCAACACCCAACCTGCCAAACATTATCTTCACTGATGAAGCGTCTATTCCTGGGTTTACTGTCATACCTTTTGCTGAGCTGGGTGTGGTTTATGGAACTGAGGAACTCTACAACCGCATTGTCTTGACTAACGACTTTCCCCTATTCCCAGACCAAGCTACTGCTGAAGATTTAGATTCACAGGTCTTGTATGGTCCACACTCATACGATCAGTCTGGCCTTCTAAACAACGAACTTTCTGACCTTGAATCTTTAGCTGATTTCTTGCTACTTAGGTTCAAGGAACCTCAGTATCGCTTCAGCAGCGTTGGGGTTGTAATGGACATTCTTAGCGAGTCACAGCAAGACGAAATCCTTGACCTAGAAATCGGAGATATTGTCCAGGTTCGGTTCACACCTTCAAGTATTCCACCAGCTATTGAGCAGTATGTAAAGGTAATCGGTATTAGCCACGACTGGCAAAACAACGAGAAGCGTATAAACCTTGCCCTAGAACGCCTTGACTTTAGCCTCTTTGTCCTTGACAACACTGTGGTTGGTATCCTAGACGAGGACCGCCTAAGTTACTAACTGCTAAACTCTAAACAACACAACTAAGGAAAACAATGCCAAGAAAAGTATTTACTGCCGGTGAAGTCCTAGCGGCTGCCGATGTCAACCTTTACCTATCTAATGAAGTGGTCTTTGCCAGCTCTACTGCCTCAATGACTGTTGCTGCCACTGATCGCTACGAAACCTTACTTGTAAACTCTGCTGGCTCAGTAGTTATTACATTTGGAACAGCCACAGCTTTCCAAGCTGGCGAGCGCATGGACATTATTCGAGATGGTGCTGGAACAGTAAGAATTGCTACCGACAGCACAGCAGTAACTTTGGCTGGTAGAGGCACAGCAGGTACAGCTTACGCAATCGGTCAGCAGTATGATGCTGTATCTGTTATCTGTGTCGGTACTAACTCCTACCGCGTTATTGGTAACGCAGACTTGGCATAGCTGATGTTAATTCCTCAAGGGATTCTTTCAGCAGGTGCAGCAATAAAGGTTGCTATTCAATACCTAATCATCGCAGGTGGTGGTGGTGGAGCTGGTGGTGCTTCAAGAGCTGCTGGTGGTGGTGGAGCTGGTGGTTATCGCTCATCTGTAACTGGCGAAAACTCTGGTAGGTTATCTTCTGCTGAAACTCCATTAGAGCTTGCCGTAAATAAAACTTTTTCCGTATCTGTTGGTGCTGGTGGCGCTGGTGGTACTGCCCCACCCACTGCTAACTCTATTAGCGGAACTACTGGCTCTGACTCTATATTTGCTACAATCACAAGCCTCGGCGGTGGCGGTGGTGGCGCTTTGGACGGAGCTGGTGGTTCTTCAACACTTCCTGCTGGTAAAACTGGTGGAGCTGGTGGTGGTGGTCAGGGTTCTGGCTATGATGGCGTTGGAAGCAACAAGGGATTGGGAACAACTGCTCAAGGTTTCGATGGTGGTAATGGTTGGGGTAGCACTACAACAGCAGGTCATCAAGCTGGTGGTGGTGGTGGTGGTTCTGGCGCTGTCGGCGTAAATGGTTCTACAACTGTGGGTGGTAATGGTGGAGCTGGAATATCCTCAGCTATCACAGGTACATCTGTAACTAGAGGCGGTGGCGGTGGTGGTTCAAAACGCTCAGCTACACAAGGTGCTGGTGGTTCTGGTGGTGGTGGTGATGCGGTAGTCCCTGCTCTAAGCGGTGCTGGTGGTCCAGGAACAGCTAACACAGGTGGTGGTGGTGGTGCTGGAACAACGGGTGATGTGACTCCTGGTCGCGCTGGTGGTGCTGGTGGTTCTGGTGTAGTAATCCTTAGATACCCAGAAAAATTTGCTATTACTGTTGGAGCAGGACTAACTGGGTCAACCACGCTAGTCGGGTCTAATGAAGTAACCACGATAACTGCTGGTGCTGGGAATGTGAGTTGGAGAGCTGCAAGACGAACATTGGTTGAATATCTAATTGTTGCTGGCGGTGGTGGTGGCGGTGGAAATGCCAGCAACAGCGGCGGTGGTGGTGGTGGTGCAGGTGGTTTCTTAACTAGCACTACCGACACTTTTAGTGACTCCACTTACACAGTGACAGTTGGTGCTGGCGGTGCTGCTAGAGCAAATGGTGAAAATTCAGTTTTCTCCTCTATCACTGCCACAGGTGGTGGTCGCGGTGGTGATTCGCTAGACCAAAATAATGCTGGGTCTGGTGGGTCTGGTGGTGGTGGAGGTGGTTTTAGCGATGTAGGTGGTGCTGGTACTTCAGGTCAAGGTAATACTGGTGGTACAGGAAGCTCAGACGCAACCAATCCTGCTGGTGCTGGTGGTGGTGGTGCTAGTGCTGTTGGTGGTAATGGTGTTGGAAAAACAGCAGGTAATGGTGGTGCTGGAACAGCATCTAGTATTACTGGTTCATCTGTGACACGAGCTGGTGGTGGTGGTGGAAGTAGATGGAACCTGCTAAATGATAATGGTTCTGGTGGTACAGGTGGTGGTGGTGCAGGTGGAGATGCGACAGGAACTGCTGGAACTGTAAATACAGGCGGTGGAGGTGGAGCAGGAAGAACACCTGGAGCTGGTGGTGCTGGTGTAGTAATACTTAGCTACCCTTCTGCTCGAACGATTACAATAGGAGCAGGACTAACTGGCTCGACAGCAACTGTTGGGGCAAACAAGGTAACTACAATAACTGCTGGAACTGGAAATGTGAGTTGGACATAATGGCGCATTACGCTTTTTTAGATAGTGACAACATTGTCACAGAGGTCATTACTGGAATAGATGAAACCGAGCTAATTGAGGGCTTAGACCCTGAAACTTGGTATGGCAACTTTAGGGGTCAAATCTGCAAAAGAACAAGCTATAACGGAAACATTAGAAAGAACTACGCAGGTATCGGCTACTCCTACGATACTGGGCGTGACGCTTTCATTCCACCTAAGCCTTTTGACTCTTGGCTACTTGACGAGGCAACCTGCCTTTGGGAAGCTCCAGTAGCCTACCCAACTGATGGCTTTACTTACACTTGGAACGAAGCAACAGTAGATTGGGAGCTTCAGGACTTCTCTGAAGGCGCATAATGGCTGAGGAAACTACCTCAGTCCGCATTACGCAAGCTGACATCTACAAGAAGCAACTTGAGCATGGAGAGATTCTAGTCAAGGTATTACAGAAACTAGATCACCTTGACGATGTGCCTGAGCGCCTTAGAGAAGTAGAACTTACCCTTGCCAGACTTGCTTGGATTGAGCGCATCGCCTACACAGGTTTGACAGGATCAGCAATCGCAATCATTGGCTTGATAGCCGCAACGATAGGAAAATAATGACTACTTGGATTAGACCGGTAGATGGTGGCACTATCTCTGACACTTTCGAGGGACACAAGAACAGAGCAAAGCCAGCCCTAAACCCTGGCATTGACTACGCTGTTGCGACTGGCACACCTGTCAAAGCAGTTGCCGATGGAACTGTCACAGGCATCGTTCCTACCTTTACTGGCTCTGGTGGTCGAATGATTTTTATGAGCTTCCCATCAGGCCACAACGCAGACTACCTACACCTATCACGCATTGATGTTGTCGCTGGTCAGCAGGTCAAGCAAGGTCAGGTAATCGGGCTTTCTGGTGGATCAGGTCTTGGCAAAGAAAACGGCTACGGCGCTCACCTTCACTTCTCATTTCGCGTTGGTGGCAAGCCAACAATGGGTGCTGGCAACATTGACTACGAAGCCTTTAGAGGCGCACCTACAAGTGCTATTCCTGCTTCACCTGCTAAGCCGAGTGTTGCATCGGCTAAAGGTTCGAGAGCCTACCGAGGCACAGAGCTAAAGCGTGGAGAGCCAGCAGGTCCAGATGTTCTTTACCTGCAAAACAAGCTAGGTGTAAACCCACCTGGTCCATTCGGTCCAATGACCCATAATGCTGTCGTTGCTTTCCAAAAGAAGCATGGCCTACTAGCAGATGGAATTGTTGGCCCTCTAACTTGGTCAAAGCTCGGATAGCTTGCTCGAACAATTACAAACTTCAAAAAGCCTACGGATAATCTCTGTGGGCTTTTTTGTTTTCTTTATGGTCTGGCAACCTATCCCTGCTTATGCCGCACAAGCTTCAGCCCTAGTCACTTGTCAAAACTCTCTCGGGGTAACTCAAGAGTTTGGAATTGGATGGAACAATGAAAACGACTACTTCTTGGATAAGGGAAACATTTCCCAGCACTTTTGCGAGGGTGGCTTTGCTGGTGAGTTCACCACTTTTGTTAGCGTGGTATCTTTTGACGGCGGTGAGCTGGATTCTGCTTTGCTTTACCATCCTGGTTATGTTCCTGATCCCGAGCCTAGCCCTGTACCATCTGCTGGGCCTAGTCCAGAAGTTACTCAGGAGCCGGAAGTGATTGACCCAAGCCCAGAGCCAACCCCTGAGCCTACGGTTGAACCCAGCCCTGAACCTACTGTTGAACCTCAGCCTGAACCTGCCCCTGCCCCAGCAGTTGAACCCACGCCAGAGCCAGAACCTACTGTAATCAGCCCTGTAAGCCCCGTAGAGCCGATTGAGCCTGAAATAAGCCCATCACCTACCCCTAGCCCTGATAACACGCCTACGCCCGTTATAGAGCCTGAAGTCGAGCAGAGTTTGATAGAAAACATAGCAGCCTTACCTCAACTAGCGTTAGAACAGCTTGCTAAACTTGGAGAGAACCTACGCTCAATCG